GAACACAACCGCCGCGTCGAGGCCCGCGCAAAGCTGCGGGAGAGCGAGGCGATGCGGGCCGCAGCCGAAAAGGTCAAAGCTGCTTCCCCGGTCGTCGTTCCGCCTACACGGGAGGAGCGCGAGGCTCAGGCGAAAGCCGCCGAAGCTGCGCAGGCCCGGGCTTGCATTACCCCTGATGGCCGTCTCGACTTTGAGGCGATGCGGTCGATGGTAACGCCGAAGCCCACCGCCCAGACTCGCCGGAAGTATCTTTTCTGGGTCGAGTTTACCGAGGACGACATCGAATGGTTCCGCAAGGGCAAAGAGGAGCGCGGCTTCCGTTACGGGCCGATTGAGCAGGGCAAATAAAATTCATTCTTTCAGGAGGGTAAACAAATGGGATTTAACACACGCACTGGCGCATCCGCGCCGAACACCACGGTTCAGAGCCGTTCTTTCGCGCCCCGTCCCCGGCAGGAGGTAGCCGTTCAGGAGACCGATATTCAGGTGGCCCCGGTCGAGTTCGACAGCATGGACGGCCAGCACCACATCGTCACGTTTGAGGATGTCCGCAACTTCATCTGCAAGGATGCAACCCCCGCCGAGTGCAAAATCTATTTGGAGGTCTGCAAGCAGTACAAGGCAAATCCTTTTACCCGTGAAATCTACTTGATTCACTACGACAACAAAAACGGTGATACACCCTGCACTATCGTCCTCGGCAAGACGTTTTATCTCAAGGTGGCCGAGGGCCATCCCCAGTACGACGGTTTCGAGGCTGGCATTGTCGTCCTCGACTCGGCAGCCGGAGAAATCGACCATCGGCAGGGTTCGCTCGTCTACGAGGGCGAGACGCTTGTAGGAGGCTGGGCCAAGGTCTACCGCAAAGACCGCGGCCGCCCGTACTACAGCGAGGTCAAGCTGGCCGAGTACGACACCGGGAAGTCCCTCTGGAACGGAAAAAAGTCTACGATGATTCGCAAGGTAGCTATCAATCAGGCTCTGCGCGAGGCGTTCCCGTCGCTCTTTGGCAGTCTCTACGACGAGAGCGAGGCGAACGTCGATGTAGAGGCCAGCTTCCGGGACGTCAGCGGGGAGCAGCCCGAGGGCCGTATCTCTCGCCGCCGTATCAAGTCCCCCAAAAAAGAGGAATCCTCCCCGCTGGTCATCGAGAATATGGTCGAGGCTGAGGGCGACCCCTTTGCAAACCCGGAGCCGAGCGAAGCCGACGACGGCGAAGATACGGGCGGTGATGCTGAATGATTATCAAGACCAACACGGGCGTTAAAGTCCTCGGGACTCTTGCCCGCGACCCCGAAATCAAAGAGGCCAAAAACGGCAACCTGTTCATGAGCCTGAATATCAAGTCTCACAGTACCAAGGATGAGTCCGGCAAGTGGAACAGTACCTTTGTCGAGTGTACCGTCTGGCGGAACGTCGAGACATGGGACGGGCTGCTGGAAAAGGGCGACGCCGTGGAAGTCTTCGGGCGGGAGCTGAAAAGCCGGGAGGTCAACGGGAAAACTTACTGGGGCCTTGAGGCCGACGGCGTTTTCGTCGGCGGACTCGTAACGGCCCGGTGGGTACAGCAGGCTATCGACATGATGCAGGAAGCCTCCCCGACGGGCGGTTTCTCCGAGGTCGAAGAGCCGACACCCTTTGACGACGGCGGAAACGGCCCGGGGAACGATTTTCAGGGCGAGGCCGACAAACTTCCCGCCCAGACTCCCGCACCTGTTACGGACGACGAGAGCCGTGTGATAGACGATGACGCCGAAGACCTTCCGTTTTGACCTCGACCCCACCAAAGAAAGGAGGTGAGCCGATGGCAATTTTCCGTTGCGTATCGCCCAACTTCTGGACAGACCCGAAAGTAGACGACGACTTCACCCCGGAAGATAAATATTTTTATCTCTATCTTCTGACGAACCCGCACACGTCCTTGAGCGGCTGCTATGAGCTTGGAAAAAAGCAGGCCAGCCGAGAGCTGGGCTACAACGAAGATGTCGTAGACCGCCTGATTCGAAGAATGGAAACCGTCCACGGCGTTATCCGTTACGACAAGACCACGAAAGAGGTTTTGCTACTTAACTGGCACAAATATAACTGGTCGAAATCCCCTAAATGTCTAAAAGGCGTCGAGTATTCGTTAAAAAACATCAAATGCCCTCGCTTTAGACAATACTGTATAGATACCCTATCCATACAGTATCAATACAGTATGGATACAACTGTATCTGTATCTGTAACTGATAATATAGATATATCTAATACTAAGAGATTAGAGGATATATCTACTGAGGTTATAGATGAACCTATACCCGAGGCCCCCAAGAAAAAGAAATTCGTCCCTCCGAAGATAGAGGACGTGAAAGACGTCTTTGCCGAAAAAGGGGCAACACCCGCGCAGGCCGAGCAGTTTTTTGCCTACTACGAGTCGAACGGCTGGCGCGTCGGCAAGAATCCGATGAAAAACTGGAAAGCTGCCGCCGCTGGCTGGGTATCGAGGGATAGAGAGCGGAGCGGGCAAAAGCCGCCTCAAGGCCGCGCCCCGGGCCGGGAGAGTACGAAAGACCAGCTTGCCCGAGTGCTGGCAAATATGGACAAAGAGAGAGGGTTTGAGCAATGACGAAAGAGGAGGCTGCAGAGCTGGTGCTCATGAATGCGACCCTGTACAAGCAGATTATGAAGCCGCTGACCGACGAGGAGATGAAAGCGACCATCGACATCTGGACATACCAGTTCCAAGACTACCCCGGGGACGTCGTAAAGCGGGCATTCCTCGCGGCAAATCGGGTCTGTATTTACCCTATCGAGGTAGCCGACATCTTCAAGCAGCTTTCCCACAGCCTCGACCCGGACGCCGAGTGGGATACCTTGGCCGCAGCCGCTTACAAGGCCCAGAAGTATCTGAGCTGGCGAAACTGCCCGATGATTACGGGAGTGGACGAGCAGGGCGGACTCCTCCGAAGCGACGGAACGCAGGAGCTGCGGGAGCTGTTCGAGGGATTGCCCCCGGCGGCGAAATCCTACGCCGGGAGCGTCGGCGGCTTGACCGAGCTGGCCTGGACGCCTGACCTGACATACCGCCGGGTCGAGTTCCTCAAGCAGGCGCGGGAAGATATTTCAACCGCGCCCAAGGAGGCGGCCATGCTGAGAAGCGGCATCGCCCCGGCAAGATTGGAGGCAGGCCGTGCGTAATCTGCGCAAATACAGGGTTTTGGTCGAGTGCCGAAACGCCTACTGCACAACGATTTACAACTGGGGAATTATCGCCGCGACTCCCGGAGAAGCTGAAGATACGGCTATGGAGATGGCCCGGCGGGGCTACCCGGAGTTTGACGAGTTCGAGATTGTGAGAACGGAGGAAATGAGATGAAATGCAAAGTCACTATTTTGGGCCTCGGCTGGTACGAGGTCGAAGTGGACAGACTGGAAGAGGCTGAGGAAAAGGCCCTCAACGCCGCCCGCAGCTTTCACCCGGCGTTGAAAGATTACCCCCTGCAGGTCGATAAAGTGGAGGTTTTGGAAAAATGAGCTTTGCAATTATCCCTGATGGCAAAGGCGGCTTTGAAGCCTACGACGACGCCTATGACGTTGTTATTCACTGCCGCAATGAACAGGAGCAGAAGCAAGCCGAAAAGCGGCTTGAAGTCGCAAACCGTATGCGCTGGCGTCCTGTCACCGGCAGCGATGAACACCCGAAACCGAACAAAGCCTGCATTGTCAACATCGAGTGGGCCAGCGATTCCGGCAAAATCAACACCGAAAACGCCTTTGCAAAGTACGACGCTTATGAGGACTGCTGGATTCTGGACGATGGCGACGGAACGGTTTTTAGTGCCGATTGCGATTCTTACTATTCGCCGCTGATGAACGCATCTATCACACACTGGATGGAGCAGCCGGAACCGCCGAAAGGAGCTGAAGAAGATGGCTAAATTCGGAGACTGCCCGCTCTGCGGGAAGCAGGTCAAGCCGACCAACCTGCGGAAAATCGCCCGCCAGAATCAGCTCTACGGCTTTCGGCTGGCCCTCGACGGTATCGCCGGGACGTGGGGTGCACTGATTCAGAACCTGCGGTGCGAGCTGGATTTGACCGACGAGCAGGTGCAGAAGCTTATCCGCATTGGAGACCGCTACTGGGAGATGGTCGGGGACTACTCCAAAAAGGACATGACCCCGGACGAGTTCGCGGAGTATCTCGTCGGCAAGTCGGAGCAGGTCGAAAAAGACTTGAGGGAGATGTGGAAATGATTAAAGACGTTACTGAGTGGTGTCCCTCTTGCGACCACGAGGTCGAGATGAAGTGGGACGTTGAGGCCGACGGCTACAAAGCCTATTGTCCTTACTGCGGCGAACGGTTGATGCTCTGCGACGAGTGCCGCCACCCCGGCGGCGAGTTTTGCGACAAGTGCAACTATGACGCCGAGACCGATACCTGCAAGCACAACGGCTGGTATTTGACCGCCCAGAAGAGGCCGACCGAGGCCGACGCCGACAAAGACGGGTGCGTCTTGAGCCTCAACCTTAACCCCGGCGACCAGCGTGTTACAAACTGGCTGTGGAATATCGTTGCCGCTTTCCCTGATAATTTTCCTATCTGGATGCCGACGCCCAAGCTGCCCAAAAAGATTACCAAGGCAAAATAAAAACAAGCGGGAGATGAAAACACGATGGACAGAATTTTTTGTACGAGGCTCAAAGCGGCCCGTATTGCGCAGGGCTTGACCGTGAGAGACCTTGCGCGGCGCGTCGGAACCGATATGCGAGTCGTGACGCTCTACGAAAACGGCGGGACGACGCCGGGCATCGAGGGCATCCGGGCCTTTGCCGAGGCTCTGGGCGTCTCGGCGGCTTATCTGGTTGACCGCGTACCGCCCAAGCCCGTTACAGCTTGCCCCTATTGCGGGGCCGATTTTGAGGCAAAAGAGAGGAGGCTGCGGGATGACTTACCGCGAATTTCTCGAGCGTAAGATTGACGTCGCGCCCCTCTCGGGCATCGAGGTTGACCCCTCCGAGGTCAGCCCGGTACTGAAAGACCACCAGCGCGTGAGCGTCCTTTGGGCCTTGAGGGGCGGACGCCGGGGAATCTTTGCCCGGTTTGGCCTCGGAAAGACCGTCATGCAGCTCGAATGGTGCCGCCTCCTGCAGAAGCACGAGGGCGGACAAACCCTCATCGTGATGCCGCTCAACGTGATGCCGGAGTTCCGGGCAGACGCCGTGAACCTGCTGGGCCTGCCGGAGCCACCCTATTGCCGCACGATGGCCGAGGTCGAGGCCGCGAGCGACGCGCCTATCATCCTGACCAACTACGAGAGAGTCAGAGACGGCGATATTGACCCGCACCGCTTCACGGCTGTAAGCCTCGACGAGGCGGCTACCCTCCGCAGCTTTGGCTCTAAGACCTACCAGAGCTTTGCGGTCAAGTTTAAGGGCGTCAAGTACAAGCTCACCAACACCGCGACGCCTAGCCCAAACCGCTACAAAGAGCTGATTCACTACGCGGGCTTTTTGGAGGTTATGGATACCGGGCAGGCCCTTACCCGATTTTTCAAGCGCGACTCGACCAAGGCCAACAACCTGACCCTGTACCCGGGCCGTGAGCGGGAATTTTGGATTTGGTGCGCGAGCTGGGGCCTGTTCCTCCAGAAACCCTCCGACCTCGGTTTTTCGGACGAGGGCTATTCACTCCCGCCGATGGACATCCGATACCACAAGCTCACGAGCCTTGACCGCCCGGCGGAGTTTGAGGCAGACGGCCAGATGAAACTCGGCCACGACGCCGCAATGGGACTTTCGGACGCCGCGAAAGAAAAGCGGGACAGCATCGAGATTCGAGCCGCAGAGGTGGCCCGTATCATTGCCGAGGCCCCGCCGGAGGAGCATTTTGTCGTATGGCACGACCTCGAAGACGAGCGCAGGGCCTTGAAGAAAGCCGTCCCGGAGATGGTGGACATCTACGGCAGTATGGAGCTTGAGACCCGCGAGCAGCGCGTTATGGATTTCGCACAGGGCAAGACTCGTATCTTTGGCACCAAGAAATCCCTCTCCGGCTCTGGATGCAACTTCCAGCGGTTTTGTCACCGGGCAATCTTCATGGGCATCGACTACGAGTTTAACGACTTCATTCAGGCGATTCACCGCATTTACCGCTTTTTGCAGACCGCCCCGGTCATTATCGACATCCTGTATATGGATACCGAGACTGAGGTACTGCTTACCCTCCAACGCAAGTGGAGGCAGTACGACGAGTTGAGCAGCCAGATGGAGGAGATTATAAAACAATACGGCCTCGGCAGTCTTGCGCTTGAGGCCCTCAAAAGAACGATTGGATGTGAGAGAGTGGAAGTCAAGGGTAATAACTACGTCGCAATCAACAACGACTGCGTGGAAGAGGTCAAGAGCTGGCCGACGGACAGCATCGACCTCTACGTTACCAGTATCCCGTTCGGCAATCATTACGAATACTCACCGAGCTACAATGATTTCGGCCACAACCCCAACGATGATGAGTTTTTCCGGCAGATGGACTACTTGACCCCGGAGCTGTTGCGTACCCTCAAGCCGGGCCGCGTGGCAGCTATCCACGTCAAGGACAGGGTCGAGTTTGCCAACGTGACCGGGCTTGCAGCTCCTACCATCGAGCCTTTCCACGCGGATTGTATCGCCCACTTCCGGCGGCATGGGTTTGCGTATTTTGGCATGATTACCGTCGTCACGGACGTCGTGCGGGAAAATAACCAGACTTACAGACTCGGCTGGACGGAGCAGTGCAAGGACGGTACAAAGATGGGCGTTGGATGCCCCGAGTATATCCTGCTTTTCCGCAAGCTCCCTACCGACCGCAGCCGTGGATACGCCGACGACCCGGTGAAAAAGTCCAAAGAGGAGTATACCCGCGCCCGCTGGCAAATCGACGCCCACGCCTTTTGGCGTTCGAGCGGAGACCGCCCGTTTACCCGCGAGGAGCTGGAAAAGATACCAACCTCGAAGCTGCAGGCAGTGTACAGAAAATTCAGCCGTGAAAGCGTCTACTCCTACGATGAGCATATCAAGCTGGCGGAGAGTCTCGACAAAGACGGACGCCTCCCGAGTACGTTTATGGTCGTGGCTCCCGGCTCTTGGGATATGACCGTCTGGGACGACATCAACCGCATGAGAACGCTCAACACGACCCAGAGTCAGCGGCGGCAGAATCTCCACGTCTGCCCCCTACAAATCGACATCGTGCAGCGGCTGATTGAGCGGTACAGCAACGAGGGCGAGCTTGTCGCTGACCCGTTCGCCGGGCTGTTCACCGTCCCCTACGAGGCCGTGAAAATGAACCGCCGGGGTAAAGGCGTCGAGCTGAACCCCGATTATTTTAGAGACGGCGTGGGCTACCTTGAGGCCGCAGACGCGGAAAAGGACGCCCCGACCCTCTTTGACTTGTTGGAGAATGGAGCGTGAACGAATGAACCGCAACGCGGAACACTACCCCGACCCGACGCCGGGAGCCGCTTGGGAGAATATCTGCAAGGATGCCCGGCGGAAAGAAGCCGCCACCCTCTTGCAAATCAGCGTCTTGGTGCCTATCTTGCGCCAGATTGCAGACTGGGCGGGCTTTGAGATTATCGGCAGAATCCCCTTGCGGGAGAAATCGACTGGAAAGGAGTTTCGGTAAAATGATGGCGAAAAATATTCGGGATGATATTATTGCGACGGCCCGCGATATTATGATTAACTCTTGCGAGGAGGCTGGCGCGCAGAGTATCGAGCATAGCTGGACTCGGAGCGACGGCACGGGCGTCAAGATGTCCCTCTCCCTCCACCCGAAAGACGAAAAGGTGGAGAACTCGGACGATGAAATGTACGTCTACGCAATGTGCGCCGTCCAGAAATTCGGGATGGACGCGCAGATT